ACCGCAATTTTTTTTCTGTGTTCGTGAATTAGTCTTTTAGTGTCCATATCTTAAAATTATTTGGATTAAAAAATAACTCGCTGCGATTACGCAAAAGCTGTAATAAAATTTTTTTGTTTTCATAGTTTGATTATGTGTTTGTTAATAATAGAGCAAAGATATAAATTGATTTTAATTAAAAGCCCTTTAATTAAACTTTAACATAATATTAACATAGTTGAATTATACGCAATCGGGTATAATTATCCGTATTTATCCGTATTTATACGCAATAGGGTATAAAAAAACCACTTATAAAAGTGGCTTTGATTTGCTTAGGTCTGTGACGTCTCCAGTTAAGCGAATAAATTTAATCTTTTATTGAGGTAGTATAATATTAAAGCCAATAATATAAGCCAAAGCCACCAAAGTTGAGCAATTATCGAGATTTCTCTTTGCACTTCTTTTACATTTGTTTTCGATTGCGTGGTTGTCTTAATATTTTCTTTGTGACTACTTTGTACAATCTCGCTTTTTAGTGTCTTATTTGAGCTTATTTCACGTCTGTGACGTATTTTAGCATTAATATACGATGTCTTTTTACCCTCGTTATCGATAATTACAAGCGCTTTTGTGCTATCAATCGGCTCAATACAAAAATCGTTAACGACTTTTTCTATATTATAAGCCGTATTTGTCACAATTTTAGTAGTATCGGAGATCAAAATTTCGCCTTTTGTTGTGATTTCGGTATCGCTTTTGTTTACTTTACGAGTTCCGCACCCCACAAATAACAATATAATAAGTATATAAGTAACTTTATTTTCCATTATAATAAGATTATCGTATTTTATTTTCTACTATTCTAAGGTTATTAACCTCATAATCGCCATTTTTTTCCACTAAAATATGAGCAAAGCCATTATTCCAACTATTGAAAGGCATATATTCCGGCTGTAAACCACATAAACAACCAACGCTCCAGGTCGTTGTCACGTTTCCGCTTAGACTTACCTCCGTATGTTCGGACGTTCTATGGTGATGCCCAATAATTGAGCTTTCCTTTGCTTTCATATATAAACCTCGAGCCGGATTAACCGGAGGCGCAAACCCGCTAAAAAATTCGTGTCCGTGAAGTAGTGGCAATTTACCGGCTTTCGCTATTTGTTTGCTTTTTACCTCTTGGACTCCAGCCTCTCCAAATCTTAAAATCGTTGAGAGTTCAAAATCCGGTATTCCTAAAAGTTCCGGAGCTTGTAACTTTAAAAAGTTTTGCCAACGGTCTTCGTGGTTTCCTATTTTATAATAAATCGGAGCTTGAAAGTGATCTTGTAAATTCTTTAAAAAATTACGTGTCATTTCTAACTCATCCGCTATATTCCTGAGTCGTCTGTCTTTAATAAAACGGCTCAACATATACATGTCGATTGTATCTCCGTTTAAATAAACGCAATCGACTTTCTCAGACTTTCCGTAATCAATCGCTAATTTAAGAGCGTCGTTGTTTTGATAGGGAAAATGAATGTCCGATAAAAATAAAATGTTTTTGTTTGGGACTATTACTTCACTTTGTTTTTCATAGTCCGACTCTGGTAACTCAAAATTTTTTTCCATAAATTGTTTTCTTTCTTTTGCTGTTCTTTCCGAAGTTGTTTGTTTTACATTCCTATTTAGTTCTCCGCGATGCGCTCTAACAATTCCCCTAGCGCTCTCTACACTATTAAAGTCAATTGGATAATCCGCAACCAATAAACGACTGATTGCGTTCGTGGATGCGTGTGGAAATTTAAGTAAATATTCTCTAACAATTTCACCTTTATAAGTTACTTTCATATATTTGGATAAGTAATTCCGCTTTCAAATATAGTGATTTTTTTATCAATCAAATTTTTTAATTTTCTCCAATCATAATTAAACGCTTTTTGAAAATGCGGAGCGTCTTTAAAAGATTTCCAATCGCCTCCCCATTCCCAACCTTTTGACTTAAAAAAATTAACTACAAATTTCCAATCGGCGTTATTTTCCCAGCTCGCACTCTCAAAAGTTCCGTCTGCGTTTTTATCGTATAACAAAACAATATCAAAAGCGAGTCCGTAATTATGAATACTTTGCCAGCTGTCGGCATTCGTTACCTTTGGCCTTTGTAAAAATAATTTTCTTTGCTCTTCCGGAGTTCTAAAAACGTAAGCAAAACGCAATCTAACATTTTTAGGTAGTTTGTTATTACATTCTATATAAGAATTTAATAATTCTTTTTTAATTTTTGGATGTGCCTGGCTTATTCGCTCAATCGTTAGTTTGTCCTCCATTGTTTTTATTTTTTTCCATTAAGTACCAACGGCGTAAAGTATATCCGGAGGCTAATATAAAAGCGACTATTTTCATTGTAGCGTCAACATTTGCGAATGATATTGCGTAAAAAGTTCCTGTCAATAGGGATGGTTTTAAGTCGAGGAAGTATTGTCTCATTTTCGTAATTGTGTAACTATCTCCGTAAATCCTTGAATGCCTATATAAGCCGTAGCAATCACAACCCAATCGGATGAGGTTAACGTTTGATTAAATAATCCAACGCAAGCGATTGCGAAAACTAATAATTTTCGAGATATTAATTTATTTAAAATATAATCAAATTGCTGTCGGCTCATAATCTATGTATTCAATTTTTTTATCCTCTTTATTATAAGAAGTTTTTAAAATTATTTTTCTATTATCGGAGTTATAAGATACATAAATACTTTGAGGATTTGTTGCACTTCCAAACATCCAAATCAAAACATCGAAATTAAAATTATCTTTTATATAATTAAATATTTCGCCGCTTTTTTCTGAGGATATTTTTAACGCATCGCCATTGTAGTATGGTAAGCCTTGAGATATTTTTTTCCCTAAGTCGTAATTTATAAATCCATTCTCAATTTTAATTATATCGCCAAACTCGGTAACTAATTTCTCAAATATATTCTCAGCGATTAATTTACCATTTTTTATTTGATCTTTATTTGGAGTGTTTTCAATTTTAAAAAATTGTTTTTCTTTATAATTAATCCAATTTTCAAATATTATATTTTTGCTTATATTTTTCATAATTAACAATTATCGTTTCTAAATGACGCATTAAAAGAGTAACCAGTTGAAGGTTGTAAAAAATAATTATAAGAGCAATTATTATTATCACTTAAAGATATTGTAGCTCCAAAATACGGTTGTTCTTGACCTTCATCAATACTTGCAAATGTAATAGTATCTCCAGTATTTTCGTTTATTTCAAAAATAAAATTAGATTGATTTGGTGCAAAACTATAACCTCCTATTTCTGCGCTTTGTCCTACTAAATTAAACAATTCAGAAACTGGATCACCCTCATCATTAAATCCCTCATAATAAATATATAAATTATAATTATATCCTAAATATGAATCTATATCTTCATTATAAACAAAAAAACCATTTTGAGGATTACAACTAAATTGAATATTTAAAATAGTATCATTTAAAAATAATTCACTTGTAAAAATTAAACTATTATTATAACAATTTGAAGAATTTACTCCAGTTGCCTGTATACCTAATTCGTCAACTATTTCAGTTGTACGAGCGATAACTTTTCCGTATGAATCTCTCCCTCCAATATTATAAAATACTCTATCATTAATTTGAAAATCATTATATCCATAAATAGTAGTATAATATTGATCTCCATCAATAACACAATCGGCAATAATATATCTAGTAAATTCTGGAGGAGGAGGCGCTGAGCCTATTATCCTAAAATTATTCGTTCCTAGTCCTAGTCTGTTCATTTTTACTCTCCTCTTAAATAAGCTATTACAGCACCATTATCCACGCTATCAACATATAAATCTCCATAAACTATCATTCCAGCTAATAGTATAATTGTAGCATAACCATCTCCGTTTCTTGATGAAACTATTGTAATTTGGCTATCTTCTAAAGCCATAATACTAGAGAAACGCTCACCCTCTTGAGATGCTCCTGTTAATACTCTAAATCCAAAATCTCCAAACTCTGCAACTTGGTACTCGTGGTCTGTTCTAATATCTTTACTCATTTTTTTTAATTTTTTTGTTATTGTTTAATTTTACTATAAATTTTTTTAATTTCTTAATGTTTACTTCTGTTCTTTTGTCTGTTTTCCTCATCTTAATATGGTTTATCTAGCCACCATTTACCGCAAATTAAATTTGAACGAATTGGATTGACTATATTTGTCGAACTACTTACGTACTCAGGCAAATGGTATTTTGCCAACCATCTAAACATCCTATCTCGGTACATTTCCGATTTCAATCTCATATTATTAACGAGATAGTCGACCTCTGTCTTATCAATAGCAACTGAATTGTCAGGTTGCGCCTTAAATATTCCATTATTATTGACTTTGTAAGCTCCAATTAAAAGATATTCAACCGCTGCCGCTGCAATTATAAACGGAACTATATATCCCTCATATAAAGTCAAATATTCCCCCTCCAAATCGTCATTTTCAAAGTCCAAACAAATTTTATTATATAAAGTTTCCCCTAAAATCTCCTCTAGCCTTGTCCTTTGGGCATCGGCGATGCACGGAATATATAAATCAATATCAATATTCCCACCCAAAAGGGTATTTTTAGTTAATTCGTTCTCTCTTAAAAGTATTGTCGTTGCCATTATTGTCTATAATTTGGTTTTAATGACCAGTAATTGTTACTCTGTGAGGCAATTTGTGCCACTTCAATTTCATTCTCTTGCCATTTTGCTTGAGGTCTGTCGGCTGGATCTAAGTCTAAAATCATTTTTCGAGCCTCGTTTACGCCTATTTGTTTATTATTTTTACGCAAATATATTTTTCTCATCCAAAAATGTTGACAATTTACGCCTCCTTTGTATAACCAAATTGAATAATTGTCGGCTCCATCCGGTCCTAGTCCTGGATTAACAACTTTTGTCTCCGCAATTGTTATATCCTCTTTGCGATAGGTACGCCCAGCGCTTATCATTTTATTACAAAAATCTCTTTGCGCTCCAAAAGCTCCCTCGTAAGAATATCGTATCTTAAAAAGCTCCGTGTCTTGTTCGCTTGTTACATTTGGGAAACTTGCAAATGATCTCGCTAAGTTTAAAGTTATCTCGTTAATCTCTAAGTCTTTAGTCACTGGTATTGCGTCAATCTCAATCCACTCGTCCTCGTTTACAATTTCTCCCATTTCAATCAAAGCATCCGCAACTTCTGAGAGTCCGTTGTCGTATTTTGAGCAACAAACGTGTTGACTTGCTAATTGAGTTGTACTAGTTGCTGGAGTTGTAATTGTTGACTCCTCACTTCTTAGGCTTTCAAATTGTAAGTCCAAAGTAATTCCATTAACGGCGAAAATATCCATTAATCCGTCTAAAATAATTTCTTGTTTTGGTCTAATTACATTTATCATTAATTCCTCAAAACCAACTTTTATTTCGTCAGCGTTTGAGCTGAAACCATTTGCGTCTTTTATTCCAACTAACATTGGAGACGTTAATTTGTGAGACGTGCAAAGTTGTTGACGAGCCTCGCTACTTAAATAAGCGTATTGCTGGTGAGCGTCTGAAACCTCAAGCGCTGAAATTGTTATCTCGCTATCTTTATTATCGTTCCAATTTAAAAAGAACGCTCCAGCGTTTTGTGATCCGGTTAAGTGGTTACGAATTTGTCTCGTATTTTCTTGGATTGTCTCTGCGCTTTCTTGGATGCCACAATTCATATTGATAATATGACCGAATGACAAACCTTTTTGTATGTGATTGATTGAATAATTACTTATTTCCTCCTCCATTTTTGCCCATGAAATCCCGGACACGTAACTTGGATTAGAATAATAAAATTGTCCGACCTGGTAATCACGAATTATATAAATTTCAGAGCGTTCGCCTATTCCCTCTCCATAACCAAAAGCATCAAAACGCTCTGGCTTGTATTTTGTTACATTTGAAAAATCATAACTATAATAATATCCTGTAATATCTCCGTCTTCATTTGCAACCTCAGGAGCAATCCTTTGCTTTGCTATATGAAAGCATCTTTGAATTTTATTATTGATATATTTTACCTCAAGAGATGCCTCGCCAAACATTTCAAAATCCTTACAAATTTTTCGTAAATCTTTTTTTGAAACTAACGACATAATCGCAGCCCACTCAGAGGGTTTTTGTGATTTGCCATTTGAAGTCAAACCCTTTCCATAAATAAAATGACTATATGAGTCAATTATCGCTGAGTTTGTTGGCGATCCATTGTAAGCATCAATAATAATTTGATAAAATGAATTTTTATCTCCATTCAAAACCCACTTTTTGCCGCTCACCTCTCTAATTTCTGGGCGAATGTAGTTTGATAGGTTTATAATTTGTAATTTCTCCATAAATTTATACTTTTAGAGC